CGACTCATGCAAGCGATACTTAGCCGAGCGCAAAGCGCCGGCGGCGCACCAGGTGTGGTGGGACGAGCCACGCGCCGAGGACGCCCGAGCGTTCGCACGCAAGTGCGGCCAGGGGGTGGAAGAGGACGCCGGCAAACCACTGGAGTGGATGCCGTGGCAATGCATGGTGGCAATGATCCTGCTCGCCCGCCGGCGCGTGATCGCCAAGGTGAAGACCGACACGCCCGCAACCAAGGCGCTGCTGCTAGTGGTGGCGCGTGGCAACGGGAAGACCGAGTTCGCGGCGTCCATGATCATGGCAGCGATGCGAGACACCAGCACTAGCCTGGAGTTCTCAAGCGTGGCGCCGGATGGGCGCTTGGCACAGAAGACTTTCGAGCGGATGCAGACCATGTGCCGCACGTTGGCGCTAGATGACACCGACAAGGACGAGAAAGGGTGGACGTCCTCGGGTGGGTCTACGCCCGCGCATCCAGGCAGAGTGCGCCACGGTGGCAATAGGTACATATCCCTGCCGTGCACCGACCGTGCGCTTGACGGATTGACCACGCGCTTGATTGTCGCGGACGAAACAGCGCGCATGGATAAGGCGTTTGGGCGCTTGCTCACTGGGCTTGCCAAGTTCGCCACGTCGCAACTGTTGGCGATCACGACGCCCGATCCGGAGCAGAAGACGCGCCCGATTTGGGGCTACTGGCAAGCGTGCGAGGCTGCAATCGCTGACGGAACGCCCTATCCGGCGGGCTGGTGGCCCATGATTTACGGCTTAGATGCCGACGATCAAGCCGCAGATCCCGCTGTTTGGGCGAAGGCGCACCCGGGTTTGGGCGTCATTGTCGACCCGACGCAGTTGCAACTGGCCGCGCAGACGATGCTAAACACGGGCGACCCGGTTCAAATCGCCGAGTTCGAGACGCAGTTGGCGTGCAGATACCACGAGATTGCAACGACGGACATAGATCTCGCAGTGCTTGAGCGGCAAATGGTCGACTGCGACTGGGATCGCTTGCGCGGCGCGCCAGCGGTCATCGGTCTTGACTTGAGCCGCGGTGGTTACGGAAGTCAACTTGACTTGACAGCGCTCACGATCATGGTCGTCGATGGCGGCATCATTCGTGCGCGGAACGTGTGCTGGTGGGCGGGCACAGACATCGCGCTTGATGAAAAGCGCTGCAAGAACCCTTTACAGGTGTGGATTGAGGCAGGACATCTGCGCCGAATGCCCGGCGAATGGCAGGATATGAGCATTGTGGAGGCTGAAATTGAGCACTTAATGACGCTTTACGACGTGCGAAAGATCGGCGTCGACCCGCATCCAGCGCAAGCGCGAGACATAAAGCGATGGCAAGATCGCGGCTGGCCCATCATTCCGGTCGATCAGAGCATCCGAACGATGGCTCCAGCGTGGAAGTTGTGGGGCGATCTCTTGAAGTCGAAGCAACTTTGCTACCAAGTCGACCCGGTACTAGCGTCGGGACTGAACAACGTGCGATTGATCCGTGACAACGTGGGCAACACCCGACCAGTGAAGGGACGCAGCGCGGGCAACATGGACGTGATCGTCTCCGGCAACATGGCAGCGCTCCTCATGGAACATCATCAGGTGCGCGAGTCGACCGGACTCAGCACTAGCGCTTGTCCTATTGGTTAAGAGTGGAACTACAGAAATCCGGGTTGACATCCTGAGGCACATTCGTTCCATGCATCTCAGTGAGCATCTTCGCACGATTCTTCGGTTTCAAAAGCGGCGTGGTTGTCTACGCACGCCCGGAACCACTGGCAACGCCAGCGCCACAGCATCTACCCGCTGTCGTTCGTGCGATGAATCTCATCAGCACGGACTTGGCGCGGCTTCCGTTCTCCGTAATTGACTCGCAGGGCCAAGTAGTCGACTCGCCGATCACTCAGTTGATGACGCGGGAGGCCTCGCGTTGGCAGTCGGGCTACGAGTTTCGGCGCTACATGACCACGTGCGCGCTCGATTCGGGTAACGGTTTGGCACTCATTCGCCGTGATTCATCGGGCACAGTCGCCGAATTGCAGCCACTTCCGAGCGGTACGTCCACTGTTGAACTGACCGAAGAGGGCGTCCAGTATCGCCTTGGCGGGAATCTTCTAAAGGCAGACCAGGTGTTGCACCTCGGTTGCTATCCGGATCCGCTCTCACCGAGTTGGTACATGTCGCCGATGGAGTCTTGCCGGTTCGCCATGGAACTGGCGGCAGACCAAGACGCAGCCCATAAGAGTCTTGTGCGCACGGGCAGTACGGGAAAAGTGAGCATCAGTCATCCGGGCGCAATGTCCGATCAGACGGTTCAAGCCATCCGCGACGCATGGCAAACCATGCACGCAACCGCGGAGGGTGCCTCGCGCCCGCTGATCTTGCGCGAGGGCATGAAAGCCGAGCGCATTAGCGCTGAATCAACGACCACAAGTTTGGAGTCGCGCCGATTCTCTATCCAAGAGATCGCCCGCGCATTCGGCGTACCGCCCGAAATGCTTTACCAGCAGGGCGGCGGGGCGCTGTCCTCACAATCGGAAACTGCACGCGCCTACGTTGACGGCGCACTTGCCCAATGGGTAACCGCGTGGGAGTCGGAGATCACGCGCAAACTCTGCGGGCCCGGCGAACACGCAAGGCTTGATACCGACGTCCTGCTCCGCGGCAATATGCGCGATGCCGGCATGGCACTGTCGAAACTTGTCCTCGCCGGGATCCTCTCACCGAACGACGGTCGCAAGCGAATGGGCCTCCCGCCTATTCAAGGCGATGAGTTCGACATCCCAAGCGTGTCCATGCCGGGCGGCAATAGCGCCATGCAAAGCGACGGCGCTACGGAAAACATCGATGGAGGTGAAGACATTGCTTGAAATTCGTACCGCCAAGATCAGTATGCAAGGCGACAAGATCGGCGGCTACGCCAGCGTGTACGACGCTCCGAGCCATCCGCTCACCGTCCGCGGCCTCAATGGCGGCAAGCCATTTACTGAGAAGGTCGCCCGCGGCGCGTTCGACAACTCGCTCCGCTCCAACATCTCGCTGCTTGTCGGTCACGATTCGCGCGACCTGCTTGCCAACACCAAGAGCGGACTGCTTGAACTCAACAGCGACGCACACGGTTTGGCATTTTCAGTGACCTTGCCAGATACGGAACTTGCCCGATCTACGAGATCGCTCGTAGCCGCCGGTGTGTTTTCTGAAATGTCGTTTGGCTTCAACGTGATCTCAGATTCTTGGAGCGGCAACACACGCACGCTCAATCAAGTTCGTTTGATCGAAATTTCCGTAGTGTCCGAAGGCGCTTATCAGCAGACGAGCGTCGAGGCAAGAACCCTTCTGTCGGGCGTTGCCCGGCTTCGTCTGCGATTAAGGATGCCATCATGAAACTGTCCGAACTCTTTGAAAACCGTAAGGCGCTCACCGCAGAGCGCGATTCCATTCTCGCACAAGATTCCCTGACTGTCGAGATCGAAGCTCGCGGCCATGAAGTCGCAAACGAACTCGCAACCGTCGAAGCCGAGATCCGTTCCGCGCAAATGCGCGAGCGTTTCGCGTCCTCAAGCGCCGTTGAAATTATCGCCAAGCGCGACATGGAACTCGGACGCGAGGAGCGCGATTCCAAGAAATACCGCGAACAGTTTGCGGGTTGGTTGAAGGGTGGCGCTGCACCTGAAGTGCGTGCACTTTCTACCGCTACTCTTCCTGCAACCGCTGCTGGCACGATAATGGTGCCTGCCATCTACGAGACAGAGATTCTCAAATATTTGTCTGCCAACAGCACGATGATTAACCTGTCGGACTACAAGTCCGGAGTCACTGGCTACCCATCGCTCCGTTACAACACGCAGACCAGCGCAAACTACGGTGCAACTCTTGCAACCAGTGGCACTGGTTCGTGGATTGCTGAAGGTGGAACGGCCGTAACCAACGACATGGCACTTGCTGAAGTGCTGTTGCCTCCGAAGTTGTGCTCACCAACCACCCAAGTTTCGCAGACGCTGTTGCGCCAGGCAAACTTTGACGTGGAGGCCGAAGTAATGTTGGATCTGCAATCCAAGATGAGCAAGAACATGGAGTTCGGATTCATTGGTGGCACGGGAACCAATATGCCAACCGGCATCTTTGACCCTGCATCAACGTCTGTTGGTGTTCGCTCGGGTGCATCTTGTGCAAGCAACACCAATACCCGCGCACAGAAGGTGACTGCTGCAACTTCGTCCGCTACCGTGATTCTCGACAACCTCACGCAGATGCGTTACAACACGCTCCCTGCTGCTTACTGGAATAGTCCTAGCTGCGCGTGGATCATTCCGCAAGACGTCTATGCAGCGATTGCTGCAACCACCGTAAACAACGTGCCGCTGTTTGTTCCGTCTTCCGATAAGGGCATCACGGGCGCTGCACCGTTTACGCTCATGGGTCTTCCGGTCTACGTCACGCAGTATGTTCCCGTGAACGTTGCAACTGCTGGCACCAGCAAGACGGTGATGGCGGTGGTTGGAGACATCCGAGAAAGTTATGCGATTCGTCAGTGGGCAGGAATCGGCATGATTCGCGACGATATCACCCTGGCGACTACTGGCCAGGTCAAGTACACGGCGCTTGCCTTTGCCAACGCCAACGTCACCCGCGGCGATGCGCTTGTCCAACTGCGCGTGTCCAACATCGCGTAATGATCCTCTCATCCTTTGGGTGGGTGGGGCTTCGGCTCCACCCACCCTCAGCGAGGAACCATGGCTCTAGACCTAGCAAAGTTCCGCAGTTGGGCCCGCATTCCTCACACGGAGGATGACCCGGCTATTGGCATTGCATGGTCTGCCGCCGTACGCGAACTGGAAGAGCGAACCGGGTGGTGCGTGGAGTCGGTCACCAGGACGCAGTGGGTGCCCGCAGCGCCCGTGACGATCTACGGCGGTCTGTACCTCCGTTTGGAGCGCCAAGGCGACTTGGCGGGCACTACGGTCACCTACAGCGACAGCGCGACGGTGCCGCTTACTGGCACGTGCGTGAAAGTGGTCATCAACGGTCTGATCTACGTCGATATGGACATCGACAACCTGACTTACCCAGTGACGCTGACCGTAACAGCGGGTAACGCGGCGCTGAATCCACTGCTAGAGATGGCGCTCCTCCAGCGCGTGGCACACCACGTCGCAAGCCGTGGCGACGATACGGTAGCGCTGGACTCGACCTACTGGGACAGGGTGACATCAATGATGGGCAAAGGAATAGCGTAAGTGGCCGGCCACGTTCCATCAGGGATGCTGCGCTTGAGCATGACCGCACAGAACCCTGTGCGAATGGTCGACGATTACGGACAGGCCACTACATCCTGGATTTCAGTAGCACAGATTGCATGCCACATTGATACGGCGCGATCAAGCGAAGTAATCGACGACATGGGCACGTCGACGCGCTCAGACTGGCGAATCCTTGCAGCATGGCATCCATCGGTTACAAACAACTCACGACTCTTGTACCAAGACAACGGTATTGAGCGAGTGTTCAATATTCGCGCCTGTTGGGATAGGGATCAGAAGCGGCGGCGCTTGGAGATTGAAGCAACGGAGGTAACCGAGTGAACGCCTCTAAAGTAACCATTAAAACAAAGTTTGTAGACCATAATGTCCGCAAGGCGCTACAACAGTTGGGCCCTAAAGTTGCACAAAATGTTATGAAGCGTTCGATGCGTAAGGCGCTTGACCCAATGCGTAAGGCATTACGGCAGACCTGGCTTTCCGCAAACTACCGCGGGTACCCATGGCATCGCCAAGAGATCGCAAACGCCACGAAGGTGGACGTACGTAGAGGCGGTGGCGGAACATCCGCTCCGATCCTTGGCCGCGTCGGTGTCATGTACGGAAAGTCTGCCGGAGCAAACGCAAGTGGGCGCCAAAAGATTTGGCACTTGCTAGAAGGTGGCTTTCGTCACTTTGGCGGAAAGTCAAGCGCCTACAAGAACTTTAGTTCCACGGCAAGGGCAGAGCGAGACAACTACAGGGCCATCATCAAGCAGAACCGCCCAGCAGCGCTTAAGGCTCCTAAGACAGAACGAGCAGCGCGGATGCGTGCCGTCTTTGCTGCTGCACGTGATGCCGCACCTACGTTTGTTGTGGAGCGAGACATACGCAGCCGCAACCGAGCCTCATCGCAAAGTAAGCAGATCGCAGGATCGGGTAGATCGCGAAAGGTCGTTGATCGTTTGATGCCAAAAACGATGCAAAACCTTCGGGACTACATCTTGCTTGAAGCAAAGGCGGCTTTGAATGGCAAATAGCCCAAGCATCGAAATCATGACGCTTGCGCTGTACGAGTACACACAGGGCGAAGTAAACGCCGAGATATCGCCACGCTGGCGCCGTCAGGGCGACCCATTGCCGTACTGCACCTATGAGATGTCGTCTGCAAACTACGTCTTCAACTCAAATGCCATGACGAACATGGCTACGCTCACGTTCTCGTGGACGGTCGTAGCACAAACGCTCGCTGAGTGTTTAATCACTGCCGACGAACTAGCCCTAGCGTTCGTCGATTCGTTCACGAAAACCAAAATTACATTCCGATGCGTTGACTTGTCCATGAGGACGGTCGATGCGGTTCCTGATGATGGCACAGGCGATGCGGAGCGCATCGTTGTGGTGTCAACTTCCTTCCTCGCTCACGACGAAAGTTAACCATGGCTACGACCTACTTTGCTGGATACGGCGGATCGCTCACAATTAACACAGTAAACATTCCGGTACAGAACGTAACCATCGACCATTCACGCCAAGAGATCGACATCACAAGCACTGCCGATCTAACGACCTTCGCAATGGCTGGCCGAGTAACGCGCAAACTGTCCTGCACCGCATTGGTGACAACGGCGACAGAAACGGCGCTGACCTCGCTAGTAAACACGACTACAGATACTAAAACGGTCGTTGCATGGGTTGACGGAAATAGCGGTATGGGTCATTCGATGACTTGCTTACTAACCAGTGCCAGTCGTTCGTACGACGGGCAGGGCGCAGCGACTATTAACTTTAGTTTCAGCGAGGCTAGGGTCTAATGCCAATCGGACCAGAGTTTCTAGCAGACGGTTGGAGAGACGCCAGTATCCCTGGCTTGCCACCGTTACAGGTGCGTCGCCCAGTGATGCGCGATATGGCTGCGGCTGGTGGAAATCAGTACTGGTGGGTGGACTGCGTCCGATGCGCGGACGGTTCACGCCTCTTACCTGATGGCGTCGCTGCTGCTGATCTTCAAGCGGAAATCGGTAACGCCATTATCGCGGAGGTAATGAAAGACCGTTTTACTCAAGCGCCGAAAGGCGCATCTGGAGAATGAGCCCAGCGGCACGGATGGATATGCCGCTCGGCTTGATGGTGGAAATGACACCCGAAGAACGTATCGAAAGCCTACTCATCACCCTGTGTTGCTCGATCACACAACAACCACCACATAAAATTGCACCATGGCGTCTGACTTAAAAGCATCCGTCTCGATTACCGCGGACACCTCCGGCCTTATCAAAGGCGTGAATGGTGCCATGGAGAAGATAAGTCGTATCAGCGCGACGTCTTCGATGATGGCTGGCATGATGGGTGCAGGACAGATCCTTGGCTATGCTCAACAACTACTCGGGATAGTTAGCGACCGATCCCAACACCTGAGCAAATTAGCACACACGTTTAGCCCTGAGGCAATGACCTCGGCTGCGAACCTTTCGCAAGCGCAGTTGGCATCAGATCAGAAAATTGGGCAAGCGATGGGCCCGGCACAGGCTGGCATCGACCGCATGAAGCAAGAATACCTAGCAGAAGAAACTGCCAATACGCTGAGAAATGCGGAAGCAATCGGCGAAGGCATGATTACCTTGAATGCTATTTGGGAGCAGACAAAGGCAATAGGTGTTGGCGCTGCTGATGCGTCACTCATGGCACTGGGAGCCGCTACAAAGGTTCCTGAGATGGTTGATGCAATGGCAGCAAATCCAATTCAGGCGGCGGCCGGTACTGCGCTGCAACCAATCATGGGCGCCGGTAGCACTGGGATCATGATGGCGATCGAATCCACACTCATGGCGATCTTTTCGAAAGTGAAGGGCGACTAATGGGAGCGCTAAAGATCAACGAGATTGCCGGAAGCCCTTCGTACCGTATTGGTTCGCCTGGTCAACCATTTACGCGCACGGATACTTACGTAGTGACATGGGTGCCGGACAACGTAGCAGATGTGCAAGCAATGCCAGAAGACGGCACGCTCATGATCGAGGCTTCGACTGTTGGAGCGGGTGGCGTAAAGATTCCGAAGGTGCAGCAGCGCTATATAGGATGCGATCCAAATCTATCGTTCCTTGTCTGTGAGTCTGTCGATTGGAAAAAGAACCCAGCAGCGCTTGCGACGTGGACAGTCACCGCAAACTGGACTAGCCACATCGAGTTTATTTACGACGCGGAAGAGGAGCCCGAACCATGGACGCGCGTAACCCGCACTGGTGCCATGCGTCAGATGCAAATATGGCGCCGAGAGACAGAGATCCCGGACGAGAGCGAACCAGTGGACGGAAAGACTCCGTACGTGTTCCCGCCAACGGCAGCAGGTGACGACATCGGCGGCGACCGCGTTGACATCCAAGGCCAACCCGCGAACCGCTTCGTACAGCAGATGCAAATCATTGTGGAGTTCCACTACGACCGAACCTTCACGCTTGGGCCTGATGAAGAGATTCAACCGGAACCCGGGCCGTATTTCAGTGGCTGGCTCGGCACACGCAACAGCGAGGAGTTCCTCGGCTACGCACCAGGGCAAATCCTGTGCAACGGCATCAACGTATCTCCGGTCAACGATCAGACCTACATCATGCAGTTCAAATTCCTGTTTGACTGGCTTTCATTCTTCGAACAGCGGACAGCACCAAACACTGGTGGCGCCGCATTCATCGCTGCCGCGTCCACTTCGTTCCTAGGCGTTCCCTACAACCAGTGCACGAAGGTCTGTTGGTACCAACCGTACCCGGATATGGAAGACCTGAAGTTGATGTTCCCGGCGGCGGTCTACGACGCGATCCTCACCGCCAAGCCACAAGTAAATACCTGTTTGACTCCTGCCCGCGATCTATCCGTACGGCAATTCGACTTCCCGGCCTCATGAGTAATCAACGTCCAATCTTCAACGCTGGTCTTTACGGCAAGGCGAATCGTGTCGTCATGAACGACATGATGGACGGCACGGAGTTCACACAGAACAACCAGTTTGCGACGGAGTACGCCTACCGCGCATCGATGCCGAACCCGTACGAGCCTCGTAAGTTCTTGGCGCGTCTGACAACCGCTACGGCGATCAGTGGCGGTAGGTGGAGTTACGCGGGTACGGCTGCTGTGATGCTTGTCTCTTCGCCTTACAGCGAAGTCATTAGCGCAGGCGGTGAGACATTCACGGGCGCTATCAATCTGCGCGAGGTGTTCAACTCAAGCGGCACGGACATCGACGGCATGAACTTCACGAGCCCAGCGGCTACCGTCGGGCCCGTAGGCAGTTTCTTCGATGTAAGTGCCTGGGCCACGACCGGGCTAGAAGCACTTGTAGAGATCACTGTCGTTTACGCGAAGACAGGCGAACCGATGTTCTACTTCGACCGACCCAACCCACTCCGCTGCACTCCGGACTAACCATGGCCAACCTAACCCTAGTAACTCCGATCCCGCCGCAAGTCATCTGCAAAGGTGAGGTCTTCGCCGTCTCGATGCACGTCCACGATGACGGCGCGAACCTGCACTGGACAACTAGCGGACTAACGCCGAAGGGCTACATCACCGTGGGCACGGTCAAACTCGAAGGCACTGGCGTCGTTGTCAACGCTGGCGGCGGCACAGCCACCGTGTCCTGGACTGCGGAGCAAACGTTGACCGTAGACGCCAACTCGTGGGGCACCATCGTGCTCTACGCCGACCCGACATCCGGCAGCGAGAACCGACACATCGCGACCATCTTCGCACGCATCACAGCAGAAAGCATTCCGTAAATGTACACCTCAATGTTTCGCAAGGCGATGCTGGGCGACACGGCGTTGCTCTCACTGGACTTCACCACGGGCACTGTGCCAACAGCAGTGACGTTCACACGCGCAGACACCACGGCGCGCGCGACCTACATCGATGCCAGTGGGTACGTGAAGACGGTTGCCAGTGCTGGCGCCGCGCGATTCGATTACACGGGCGGCGTGGCGAAGGGGCTGTTAATTGAGGCGGCTGCTACCAATCTTTGCACGTACAGCACGGACTTAAACGACAGTAACTGGACTAAAGACGGGGCATCTACTGGTGCTTTTGATCCGGTAGTTACTCCGAATTATTCAGCAACTGGGCCGGATGGTGCTTCAACCGTAACGCGGATTGTTTTCAACAAAACCGGAGGCGCATTTTCTCGGATCAAACGTACAGTCAGTGTTTCGAATGGCGCCTACATCATGTCCGTTTGGATGAAAGCAAACACGGCTGCTGGCGCTCCAAGCAGTCAAGCCGTTGTGCTGAGGATGGGATCTAGTGCGGGTGTCGACTGTGCAGTGACCACCACATGGCAACGCTTTACCCACACATTTACTGTGCCTGACGGTAGTGCAGAGTTTCAAATCATGCTTTGGGACAACGTAAATAATTTAGCCGAAACCGCAGATGTACTTGTCTACGGCGCACAGACGGAGAGCGGTTCTACCGCCACTTCTTACATACCTACCGGAACATCTGCACTCACGCGCCTTGCCGACGATGCCGTAATTCGCAGCACCGCGTGGACATCGCTCTACGCGCAACCGGGCGCCATGGTGGTGGAGTTCTACCGCGGCGCGTACGGTGCTGGTAGTCGATCAGTACTAGCAACCGATACTACGGCCGCACGGCACTGGGACTTGCTGCACGCAAACGCGAGCGCCACGGCACAGATCGCTTTCAGTACTGGTTCAGCAGTAACGCAGACCGGACTGACTTCCGGGCTAAACAAGGTAGCCATTGCATGGAACGCGCCCACGCCTACTGCATCGTTCGACCTATGCGTGAACGGTGCTACGCCCACGTTTGGCGGCAGCAACGTAGGCACCACGCTATCGACCTGGCTCACGCTCGGCTCCCAATCGACCACGGGCGTAAGCGGTACCGGCACGTGGGATAACTACCTCAACAACTCAATCAAGAGCGTGAAGTATTACACGGGCTTGACCTACGCAGAGATGCAAGCGAAGACCACATGACGAACTACTTTCTAAGAACCACCACACTGGCGCAGATGAACACGGCGCTGGCTCTGATCCCTGAGCCGCGCTACATCGACATGATCGGCACCATCGGTGCTGTGCTTGACATCGACGGCAACGTAATCACGCCGGAGGATCCACGCATCCATGCCAACGTGCGCTGCGAGACGATCGCGCCCGCGCTCCTTGCCACGCTCCCGACTTGTTTGCCGGCCACGCCGCGCAGGGAGTTCGTCTGATCTACCTCGCCGTCATCGTCCTATCGTTGCTGCTCACCGGCTGCGCATCGCAGACGGCGATGATCTCACAGGCAGCGACATCGAGCGCGGCAAGCGCAGCGGTAGCACGGGCGCACCTGGTGGCAGCAAGCGCGGAGCTCGACAGTATCGAGGCGCAGGCCAACGCAGTGCACCAAGCCATACCGTACGTCAGCGATGACACGCATCCGATCTTCAGCACACTGACCTACATGAGCATCGGCGCATCGGTGCTCGTAGCCGGTGCACTGATCTACATGTACATACCACGGAGATAAGGAATGCTGACTACAACTCAATACACGATTTGGATGGTGGCGCTACTCGTAGTCACGTTTGCGGGTGGATGCTCAGTCGGAAACACGTTCAGGAAGTTCAGACCAGTCAACGCTAAGAAAGCAAAAAAATGATCATCATTTCCTCGGCGGAGAGCCTCATCGGTAGTCTTTGGTTCGGCATCATGCTCGGCGTAATCGGCGTAGTTGGCGGCTACATCTACTGCCGTCGGCAGGGTGGTAAGTGAGTAGACGTCAATGCTGTTGTGGTGGTGGTGGAACAGAACCCGAGGTGGGATCCTGTACCGATCTTCCTACAGATTGGAACTCAAGGCAGTATCGAATTAACTTGCCGGATCTCTATCCGTTGGTACTCGGAAGAGTGATACCGGATACGCCGCCTTTACTCAATGATCTTGGCATAGTGCCCGGAAATGAAACTCATCCCGGTTGGGATATTCCGTACTGCGAATATCACAATGATCTCTATTATTACAACCCGGTAAAATTGGTACCGGATTGTTCACTCTCGCCGTTCTACTGGCGAGCGTTTGGCCCTTGTCAGCCGTTCCGTCCGGCATCGGGTATCACTTTCGCGACGAGCACCATGTCAGCAACAGGTGTTCAACGATTCAAAAGTTTTTTCCAATCTACTTCATCCAGTAGTCCTAATTGTTACTGGCAATCTAATGTAACGATTTATAGGTGCGCGGAATGCGCCGCATCTGCGTTCAGTAACATTGCATCGCAAAACCGTTCCTTGTTGATTTTGCAAATGTTTTTTCGTGGTCGCTTTTCTATGCAAGACTGCGAAGGCGGCAGCGCGCCGTTCTCTACTCGTAACGCTAATTCCGAGTACCAAGCAATCTACGCTTCCGATCCATGGACAGCCGCCGAGGGTATTGGTGACACCTTTTATCTAAAGAACCTCCAACACTCACTCGGAATATATGAACCTTGCGATACAGCGGATGGCGTTTGGACGGTAGACGACCAATGCAGACTCAGCACAGCGAAAGGCACACTATTAGACTTTCCGATCAACATCGTTCCAACGGAAATAACGGTCGACAGGATCGCTTAGGTGATCGCGAAGGCGATGAACCGCCAAAGATGGGCGACGCCATCGCCAGCATCACAAAGGCTGTCGGCATCAAGCCTTGCGCGCCGTGCGCCAAGCGCCAAGCGGCGCTGAACAGGGCTACGCCAGGGTGGGTAGCAAAGATCCTTGGTTGGTTGAAGAGGTAAACCGGGTACCTTCCGGTCATGAGACACCGGGGCCTAATAGAAAAACTGGATCGCCAGCGCGGCGAATGGTGGCTCTGCCGCAAGGATTCTGACCCTCGCGGGAAGTGGACGATTACGGCTGACCCGGGCCCACAGTGGGACTGGCGCTTCAAGGTGGGATTTAGTTATGAGCGCGCAGTACGCAGATTATTGGTGGCTCAGGACGAAGAAAAGCGCACTAGCAAACTTGCTCTAAAAACCGCGGAAAGAGTCAAGCAAATTTGCTCACTCGCCGATAAACTCTCAAATGGCCGCACTTGAGAGGGTGTACGTCAGGTCTGTGGATGGCTGCAACTGAGTTTAACATAACAGCCAAACACTTATCTGCACCAGTTCATGTGCGTTCTCTTGAGAGGAACGCAAGATGGAACTTTTCTACGTAGTAATTGGCTGTTTCGCGATGGGTGTGTTCATGTTGCTGCTGCTGGATCCAAGCCATGAGGCTTGCAAGCCGGAGGTGCGCAAGTGAACGACCTAGCCACCACTGAGATCAACCCGGGCGCGATTGTCAAACGCAATCAAGAGGTCTGCCGAATCGTCGGGCCGATCGTCCGCGAAAAATATACGCAGGTCATTCAAGGCCGCAACTACCTCACCGTGCAGGGCGCCCAGGCGATCGCCTCATCGCTCGGCTACACCTCAGGCACTGCCAGTCTCCGGCACGTCGAACCGACGGAAAGCGTCGCCGGCTACTGGGAAGCGACCTGCACGGTCTTGTTGAATGGCGTCATCGTGGGCTCGGGCATCGGCTCGGTGTTCGATGACGAGCGCCCGTGGAACACGCGCCCACAGTTCGCCAGGCAGATGATGGCGCAGACCCGCGCTACCGGTCGGGCGCTCAAGGGCGTGATGGGGTGGGCGTTCGCAGCGCTCGACTACGAGGGGAGCATCGCTGAGGAGATGCCCGAGGAGGCGTCTAGGATGCCTCAGGAGGCGCCCGCGCCTCGAAAGGCACTCGCGGCGCCCTCCAAGGCGTCCAAGCCCGCTCAAGTCAAGCCTGAGCCTAAAGGCGACCGCCTACAGGTTCGGGGCATTTGCGCAGGAGTTGACCCTAAGACGGCAAAGAGCGGCAAAGAGTACTGGCGAGTAGGCGTGGAAGCCAATGGCGTGGAATGGTTTACGTCGTTCAATCCAGTTGACGAGAACATGATCGGCAAGTTGGTCATTCTCCAACTCAAGCCCTGGCAAGACGGCGTGATCATCACCGACGTTCAGGTTGTGGTTGAAGAGGAGGTGCCGTTTTGAAGCCAACTACCCAAACATGTGCCACTTGCCAAAACTGCGCAACGTTGATTGCGTTGCTTGAAGACGCAAACATGCTTGTTTCCCAGTTGAGATGTTCAAATCAACACATGAAATTGCAGTTTGCTACTTACAAGACTCAAATCTCGCGTTTGAAAGATGCTGCAAAGATTCGACGCATGAAGAAGACGTTGAGGGGACACGATCCAAAGAACGCTGTACAGGCGGACATGATTGCCAGCGCCATCGACCGTGCGATCGGAGGCGACTCTTGACCCGTCCCCAACCATCGGAAGTGTGGCGTTGCGGAGCGCTTGACGGCATCCAAAAATTGGTGCTGTTGGCCATTCTTGACTACGGACGCCTGGCGTACCCTCGCCAGGCAGTGCTGGCAGCCAAGTGTGGCATCAGCAAATCGACTTGCCAGCGCACCGTTGACGGACTACGCGCAAGTGGCGTCCTGACAACGAGTAGCAAGGGCAAAGCGCTTTCGTACCGCGTTAACCTGACAGGGCAGGAGATACCTCAATCTGACGTTTCACGAAACGTCAATCTGACGTCGGAGAAGAGTCAAATTGACGTTTCTAGCGACGTCAATTTGACGTCGGGATCCTATCTAGTCCAGTTAACTAGTCCACCTAACCAGCAAACGGCTACCGCCGTGAGCGGGTGGGAGGTTCAATCTGACACAGCAAACCGGATCAAGCAAAGAGACCCGAGAGCAGACCTAGACGCGCAGCGTTCAGTGTGCCGACGGGTGCTCATCTCGTACGGTCTCAGTGACCGTGACGCGGTAGGCGCCTGGCGTCTGCTCTTGGAGCACTGGGCCCGTAGCGGGAATGATGCATACGCAACGCTGAAGCACCACACAGAGAACCTAGGCGGCGCACGTGACGTCGCGAAGGTTGTCCTACATCGCCTACAGGGGGTCGCATGACAGAACGCCTCGAAGATCAGATCCTCCAGCAAGTGCTTGTGATCCAAGCCCTACGCCTACGCATTGCTCGCATGGAGTCGATTTACACCACGCCACGCGCTATCAAGTCCACTGGCATGAATGGCACGAGTGAGGACACACCCCACAAGCGAGACACAATCGTCGATTTAGGGCCTGCCGATGTGCGTTGTGTCACTGATCAGGAAGTCGAACGCGCAGAGGACGATGGCACATGATCAATTCACGCATGAAGGGAAAGAACGGGGAACTCGATGCATGCCGTGCGTTAGGCAAGGTCTTCCCATTCGCATGGGAGCGCACTGCTCAGCGCTATGGCAAGGGCAAGGCAGACATCGAACCATGTGTCGATTGGAAGATTCATGTTGAGGTTAAGCGCAGGCGCACCGGCTACACGTATGTGTATTCACGCCTAGCCAAAGACACCTTGATCATCAGCGGATCAATGCTCATGTGCAGGCTTAGTCATCTGCGCACAGTGATGGATGATTCCGTATGTCTACCTAATGTTGCACCGCGTAACGCTGGTCTTGAGGATGCCATGTTGCAAGCACGTACCGATGCAGATAGTGACATGCTGCCAGTGGTGTTAGCGCGTCAGGATGACGAGGAATGGCTGTTGTGTTGGCGTGAGGAGAACGATACGCGACTCATGGAAGAGGTACGCACATGGCTCGATGGAAATACAAAGCCGATCTAGGCAAGACATTCAACTATGCGCATACATCGCGTTCACGTGGTGGTACATGGACACGCATAGCACGTGAGCATAAGGCTGTGCATATGTGCTGTGCTCACTGTGGTGGTGTTGCTGATCTTGAGACAGATCACATCGTGCCATTGCATCGTGGTGGTACGAATGAGTGGAAGAACTTGCAGTCG